ATTAAAAAAACATTTGAAAAAAATAAATTAGGGGGTGCAGAAAGAAAAGAGGACAAACGTTGTTTTTACATTAAAAAAGATTATTTTGAAGAACCAGAAGAGCTAGAAACAAAAGAAATGAAAGGAGCAGACATACCTTATTAATGGCTTATGTAGAAAAAATATTTGGTGCTCCAGGCACAGGTAAAACGTTTACTTTAGTAGAACGTTTACAAGGATATTTAAATAAAAATTGTCCTTTTGATCAAACTTTAACTCTTTCTTTTACTAAGGTAGCTGCTAGACATATTAAAAGAAAAATTCAAGAAAGAAATAATAATAAATTTAATGATAAAGAAATGCATCACAGTGTAAGAACCATTGATTCTTATTTAATGAATAAAATAAGAGAGGATAAAGATATCTGTTATCCTAACAATTACCTGGCAGAATTTTATAATGTGAAAAAAAGTACTGAAATAAACGAGGATAAAAAAAGAAATTTTTATGCTGCTATAACAATTATTAAAGATGGTAGAACCACTGTTGGAGACGGTATTAAAAATATTTTAGATTATTATAATTCTAGAAAAAAAGTAGAGGTTGGTAGAAATTTTTTAATCCAAGTGGCTAAGAGTTATGAAAATTATAAAAAGAATCATTTAAAAATGGATTGGGAAGATGTTAAATACAAAGGTCTTCAAGATAAAATTAAATTTGATCATAACATTGTATTAATGATTGATGAAGCACAGGACTGTAATCGACTAGAATGGTTAATTATTAATAAACTTATTAATGTTTCCGAAAACGTATATATTGCTGGAGATGATGACCAAGCAATTTACCGTTTTAAAGGAGGAGAAGTAGAAAAATTTTTAAAACTACCTGTAAATAAAACAACAATATTAGATAGATCACCAAGATTAAACGAAAAAATTTGGAAATTAGCTCAAAACGTTATTCATTTAATACCTAAAGAAAGGAGACAAGAAAAACAATATACTCCCACCAATGAAAATAAATACAACATGCCACACTGTGGTCTTATAAGAGAATTTAGAAATAAAGAAAATTTTGAAAAAAACTATTTAAATATGAACATTACTGACCCTGACGTTGATATTCATTGGTTATTTTTATCACGGAACAATGATGAAAAAGATAAAAAATATTCTAATGAAAATTACAACTGGTCTCAAATTCTAGCTAAAAATAATTTAACGTGGGAAAAAATAGATAAATCTAACGGAATAAGCAGTGGAGAAGAAAGAAGTACTACTCCTAATGTTCCTGAAGATCAAATTGAAGGCATTGAGACTTGGAAAATGATTCAAAAAGGTGAAAAGCTTTCAGGTGAAAAAATTAAAGATTTTTACAGAATTGTTCCCCCAAAATTAATTCGAGAAAGTAAAAAAACTAAACTTGTTCAAAAAGATTCTATTATTTTAAAGGACGGCCAATACGGCTACGATGATTTAAAATCAGATTTTTATTTTAATGCCAGTATTAATACTCCTTGGTATGAAATGTTAAATTTAAAACCACGTGATGGAAATTATTATGTAGACTATATTCAATACTTAAAAAATATTATAGATAATGGTAATTACAAAAAATCCAAACATATTCTTTTATCCACGATTCATGGAGCCAAAGGGCTAGAATCTGCCAATACAGTTCTTAATTGTGATTGGCCTTATAAACCTTTTAAAACTTATAGAGAAGGAGATAAAGATAGAGACGATGAGATAAGAGTTTTTTATGTAGGAATTACTAGAACTAAATATAATTTATTTTTATATCAACCAGAATTTTCTATGGGAGAAAGTAAAGGAATGAAACACAACAATTTTTGGAACAAGATAAGGAGTAAATAATGACGATGTTTAATTGGAATAAATATTCATTTAATGATTTTATAAATGCTCTTCCTTCAGTTGATTATAGGACTATTCGACGTAATGGGGGTTGGACATATAGTACAGGAGGTAAATCTGTTATAACAAATTGTCCATGCCATGACGATCGTAATCCTAGCTTTTGTATAAGTGAAGGAAAAGGCAGGATTCTTTACCATTGTTTTACGGGGTGCACTCAAAAAAAATTGACAAATTATTTTAAAAAAAATTTACCATGAAATATAAAAACGTGTTAGGAAAAGATTTTGATAGGAAAGAAGACGCTTATAAACATTATAGAAAAAAAATTATGGAGTTTGATATTCCATACTCAACAAATTATATTATAATGACTGAAGAAACTCCGATTAAACAATCAGAAATGATTCAGCTATCAAAAGATTATGGATCTTACACTCAAGAATGGGAAACAAGAAAATCTCATGCAGCAGGAATAGATCAATGGTGTGTAATGAGAAATTACGTGGATGAAATTGAATCTATTTCTTTAGGCTTTCTTAGAAACAAAAAAGAAGGGGAAAATAAGTTTGCTACAGTACCACCAGAGGCTGTAACAGCTAAAAAAATTTTTACTTGTTTTGGCCCAGGAAAGTTTAATGAAAAAGAAATTTTAAATAGTGCATTACGCAATGAAATTAGAGATCAAATAAAAGATTTTAGAAAGACACTTAAAGACCCTAATATATGTGCGTGTTGTGGAAAAAGATTTCTTCCACAGGAGATGGTGGTTGATCATATTTTGGAATTTAAAGATATAATTAGAAAATTCTTTGAGGCTGAGGGCTGGGAAGAATTTATGATGAAATCTGTATATAAAGAAGCCGATGGTGTTCTTTATCGAATACAACAAGTTTCCCCTGATGATAACTTCTATCCCGATAGTCCTAGACAAATATGGCAAGAATTTCATAAAAGTGAAGCAACTCTTCAAATGTTATACAAGCCACACCATGATAGGAAAACCTATGCTAAGAAAATAAAATTTACCAAAGAGGATGCATGAGCAATGTATATAAAAAGCAGGTAGGAGGATCTCACTACCAAAATATGAAAATTCAGCCATCAGAATTTATAAATAAAAATAATTTGCCTTTTGCAGAAGGAAACGCTATAAAATATTTGTGCAGACACAAGCAGAAAGGACAAAAGCAAGATTTGGAGAAAGCAATTCACTACTGTCAAATGGCAATTGATCGTGATTACCCAAATGAACAAAAAAAAGAAACTAAACAATCTAACTCCTGGGGGATAATTAAATAATGCAAGCACCACTTTTTAAACCACAAACAGAATGGCTACCACCAACAGAATTTCCAGATCTATCTAAATATGACGAAATAGCCATAGATTTAGAAACCAAAGACCCAGATTTAACAAAGATGGGTTCAGGTAATGTTACAGGCAGAGGAGATATAACAGGAGTAGCTGTAGCTGTTAAAGGGTGGTCTGGTTATTATCCAATTGCACATGAAGGTGGTGGTAATATGGACAGAGATGTTGTTATTAAATGGTTTCAAGACGTATTATCTACACCAGCAACAAAAATCTTTCACAACGCCATGTATGACGTTTGTTGGATCAGAGCATTAGGTTTAAGTATTAACGGTAAAATAGTCGACACAATGATAGCCTCGGCTTTGGTTGATGAAAATCAAATGCGTTATGACTTAAACAACTGCAGTAAAAGATACACTGGAAAATCAAAGAATGAAACAGATTTATATAACGCTGCACGTGATTGGGGGGTTGACGCCAAAGCAGAAATGTATAAACTACCTGCCATTTATGTTGGCGCATATGCAGAAAAGGACGCTGAACTTACATTAGAACTTTGGCACGAATTAAAGAAAGAAATTTTACACCAAGATATACAATCTATTTTTGAATTAGAGACTGAGCTATTTCCATGCCTAGTCGATATGCGTTTTTTAGGAGTCCGTGTAGACGTAGAACAAGCTCAAAAATTAAAAGAAGAGCTACATAAAGAAGAAAAAGAATGCTTATTACAAGTAAAAAAAGAAACGGGAGTAGATACTCAAATATGGGCGGCAAGGAGTATTGCGCAAGTTTTTGAAAAACTTCACCTACCATTTGACCGAACCGAAAAAACAAATTCTCCATCATTTACTAAAAACTTTTTACAGAATCACCCCCACCCACTAGTGAAACGAATAGCCCGAGCCCGTGAAATAAATAAGGCCCATACCACATTTATTGATACCATATTGAAGCATTCTTACAAGGGTAGAATACATGCAGAAATTAACCAATTAAGATCAGATAATGGAGGAACAGTAACTGGAAGATTCAGTTATTCAAATCCAAATTTACAGCAAATACCAGCTAGGAACAAGGAACTTGGACCACGAATTAGGTCATTATTTATACCCGAGGAAGGCCATACATGGGGTTGTTTTGACTATTCTCAGCAAGAGCCTAGGTTGGTAGTGCATTATGCAACTTTACAGAATCTCTACGGAGTGGACGAAGTATTGAATGCTTATCATGAGGGAGACGCAGATTTTCATACTATCGTAGCAGACATGGCGGAGATACCTAGATCACAGGCCAAGACTATAAACCTTGGTCTGTTCTATGGTATGGGAAAAAATAAATTACAAGCTGAACTTGGAGTATCTAAAGATAAAGCTGAAGAATTATTTAGACAGTATCACGGCAAAGTTCCATTTGTTAAACAACTAATGGATGCTGTAATGAGAAGAGCACAGGATTCAGGTAAGATTAGAACTCTACTTGGAAGACTGTGTCGTTTCCATTTGTGGGAACCCAATCAGTTTGGGATTCATAAAGCATTGCCTCACGATCAAGCGCTCATGGAACACGGACCAGGGATTAAACGTGCTTACACGTACAAAGCTTTGAATAGATTGATACAAGGATCAGCTGCAGACAT